GGTGCCGACGGCGCCGCCCGCGGCGATCATCTTGAGTCCGGAGGCTGCGTAAGCCATGGGTTATCTCCTCAGTACGTCGATTTCTTGACGGGGCGAGTCGGCTTGGCCTTCTTCGCCTTTTTCGCGGCCGCCATTACGCGTTCTCCGTCACGGTCAGGCGCTCAACGCCGTTGTCGTCGATCAGCACCGCGCCCTGGCTCATCATGTTGTTGACGAACCAAGCGGCCTTGGTGCCCTGCCAAGTGACGTCGGAGACGATCTCCGAGCCGATACCGTGGCCGATCGCCGAACGGTGGAAGGCGTAGTTCTTGCTCACGCTGGAGGCCACCGTGAGGCCGGAGAACGGCGTCCACAGAGCGCCCGCCCAGAATTTCGCCTGGAGCTGGGTTTTGAACGGAAGCTGGTCCGGCCCGACCCACTGCGAGTTGGTGAACTCCTGGAAGGAGAGCATTTTGCGCCAGACATTCCAGGTCACGCAGGCATAGACGTTCCCGTCCATCGGCACGTCACGGCCGCCGAGATTGGTGACCAGGCCGATCATGTCGTCCAGGGTCAGCGTGGAGAGATTGGCTGTCCCGGCGCCGCCGCCCGTCGCCGAGTCCAGCTTGGCGACGATCAGTTCATCCGTCTTGCGGCCGAGCGCGTAGGCGCCCGCCTCGACGGTGACCTTGCGCTCGTCGATGTTGGTCTTGAGCTGGTCGAGCTTATCGACGTAATCGCCCGCGTAGTAGTCCGTGAGCGTGCAGGTGACGGACGAATGATCGACGTTCATCAGGGGAACGTCGCCGTTGCGGGTCTTCTGGCCCGCCACGCCCTTGCCCACCTTCTGGAACGTGATGTCGGCGCCCGGCGTCTTGGTCGAGACGCGGACGAAATTGCGGAGCGTCGAGCCCATCCGCTGGTAAGCGGCGTGAACCTCGCCCTCGTACTGCTTGATAAAAGCTTGGTCGATCGATTGAGACATGACGTCTCTCCTCTCGGTTGGAGATCGCCTGTCGCATCGGGTGTCTTGGGTCTTTGCCTGACCGGGTGTCCGGCCATCGGTTCAGCGGGTATCCCGTGAGGGGCCGCGATTCGCGAGGGCTTAGGGCCGGTTGGCGCTCGACTTCGGGCCGGGCGTCAGCGTGCTAAGCTGACATTCACCGGCCCGGAAATCGCGCTCAACGCACAGGATTAGGCAGCGGCCTGTCCGGGGAAGAGCTTGGCGTAAGCGTCCGCAACCTTCTTCTGCTTCTCCGGGTTGCTCCAATAATCCGGCTCGGCCTGGATCGCCTTGATCTGCTTGAGATCGAGACCGGTGTTCGCGCCCGCGTTCTGCGGCGAGAACTTGGGTTCGCCAGCCTTCTCCAGCAGCGTCTCCACCGCTTCGATCGCCGCGGCGTTGCCGACGGCGCTCTCCAAAGCCTTCGCGCGATCATCGCCGAGCAGCGCAGTGAGGCGGCCCCAGGCGTGCGCGGCGCGCGCCTCTCCGTTCTCGCCGAGCTTCGCCCACTCGGCCTTGTTCGCGGCCTCGATCTGCTCCTTGGTCGGGACCTTGGCAGCCTGCGCTTCGGCGAAGGTGACGAGCCCCTTCACGAATCCGTCTTGTCCAAGGCCCATGTCAAAGGCGTGCTGGCGCCAGAAATTCAGCAGCGGATCCTTGGTATCGACGACCCAATACTGCTTGCCGGCCTCCGGCTTGAAGTCCGCGCCGGGGTTCTCGGTCAGGAGGACAACCTTGCTGTCCTTCGGCGCCTCGATCTTGTAGCCATCGGCGGATGCCGGGCGGGCCTTGAAGCGCTCGGCTTCGAGCTCGGACTTGATCTCGGGAACCAGCGCTTCCTTGCCCTTCGCGAAACGCGTTGACAGATCGGAGTAGCCGCGGCCCAGGTCTTCGAGCTTCGGCTGTCCCGTGGCTGCATCCCAGAATTTCTCCGGAATGTATTCGGGGCGCGTCGGAGCGCCGCCGCCGTTGGTGCCGTCGTTACCGCCCGGATTCGGGGAGTTCAGGTTTTCCGTTTCGGCCATTTTCGATTCGCCTTTCGATGATTGCCACGAGGAACCTCTGCCCCTCGAGGTGACGGAGCTCGGCGTCCGAGACGCGCGGGCCCTGGATGTTGAGCACGGTGATGGAGCGCAGGTAATCGATCACCTTCTGTCCGTCGGCGCCGAACGCGCGCGCGAAGGCGAGATTCAATTCGCGCTCGACTTCCACGGGGCGGGCGATGCCGTCGGCACCGATCACGTCCTTGCCTTCGGAGAGGCGCTTTAGGCGCTCCGATTTGATGGTCACGAGGCCGCCTTTGCGATGGTGTCGGGCGGGATGCCGGCGGCCTGCGCAGCCTGGACGGTCTGAGCGATCGCCTTGGCGAGTTCCGCGCGCTCAACTTTCGTCCGAATCAGCGACGGCTCGACGCCGAGTTGTCGGCCCAGCCATTCGCCATACTTCTGGCCGTCCACCATGATCTGCGTAACCTGCGGGCCGAAGCGAGCGTTCATCAATTCCAGGTATCGATCATGGCGCAGAACTGCGTCCTGCGCCTGCGCCCGCGTCAGCGGCGATAAAGGGCGGAATTTGATCACCTTCCCATCGATCGCCGGGAGCTTGATCTTGCCTTGGTCAATCAGGATGCGCGCGACGCGGCGCACCGTCTGGAACATCAGTTCGCCGATGAGGCGGGAATAGGGGCCAGCGCGGCGGCGGGCGCGGCTCGACGTCCGCTCCATAACCTCGGTGGCGCTCATGGGCGTATTCTTCGGCGGGCCCAAGTCGTCACCGAGAAACACGTTCCGGATCGCGCCCTGCAGATCCTTGACGATCAGATCGCTGACGTTGAAATCCGCTCCCGATTTCAGGGGCTCGATCCCCTTTGTCCCGGGCACCTTCGGAATCAGCGAGCGCGGCTCAATCCGGATCGTGTCGGGGTTGAGGGTGCCGTCATCGTCGTATTGCCAGGCGCCGGAGATCGCCAGATCGGCGTTCTCCAGGATGAATTGCTTGGTGAGGTTCAGCGTCTTGATATCGGGGAGTGCGAGCTGCGCGGGACCGCGGCCCAGCACCTCGCCGGCGACTCGCATGAAGTGGAAATCCACAAACGGCTTTGATCCCCAACCGGTATGGGTGCCTTCAAGGATCGTCTCTTGCAGATCATTGGCGACGACGCGGAAAATCCACCGCTCGGTGCCGCGGTCGGACCAATCGCGCTCGGAGCCCTCGACGAAAAGGATTTCCTCCTCCGGATGATCGCGGGCCTTGTCGGCGATGGTCTGGGGGAGCGTGGCGCTCGGCCAGAGCGTCTTGACGTCGCCGGCCTTTACCTTGCGCGGCCGGAACAGGGCATCGATCGTGTTGTTCGGCCCCAGGTCCGGAATTGCCTCGTTCAGCGGCAGGGAGCGGAATCGCAGGGGCTCGGTGGCGTCGCCGGCTTCGGGGAGCAGGTATCCAGAGCCGATGCCCCAATCCAGCAGCGCCTCATGCGCGGCGCTCCGGAAATTCGAGTTGTTGATGTGCTCGACGATTGTGTCTGCGACTTCGGCCAGCGCGCGGTCGATTGCCGGGCGCTGATTTTCTGGAACGTCAGGCCCGGAGTGGAGATCAAACGGCTTGGTGTCCGTCGGCCACACGTCATCGAGCATCTGCGACGCAGCGTCCTGGATCGCGCCCGGAGCCGTGCTGTCGAAAAGGCGCTCGAGCTGAGGCTGCGAATTTGACGTGTAGACGCGCTCGCGCAGCGGCAGGCAGAACTCGTAGCACTCATCGATCGTGATGGCGACGCGATCACGCTTTTCCTGCGCCGACTTGTAGCGTTTCAGGAAGCGTTGAACTTCCTCGCCCGGCTTGTTCGGGCTGTCAGCCATCAGCCACCCAGCTTCGGCTGAAAGCCCAACTGGCCCGCTGACGAGAGCAGCGACTTAGTGCCTCGGAGACCGCGCCGAATCGCGTCCTCCTCCTCGGCCTGCTGCTGCAAGAGCTTGTCGTTCTGCGCCTTGGCGTCCGCCTCGGCCTTGGCCTGGGCAGCTTTCGCCGCGCTATCGTCTGGCGCCGAAGGTCCGCCGCCCATGTCCTAACCCCCAATCCTGATTGCGCCACGGTCCATGAGGTGGCGGTAAAGGCGGTAAGGGGTCAACGCACAGCCGGAAAGCCCCAGCAACGCCTCAACGGCAGTCACGCACGTCAGGAGGACGCGCGGTCTCAGCTTCACCTCGTGCTGGACCTTGGCGTAGATGATCAAGCCACCGGCCTGGAGGATGATTCCCATCATCGCCTCCACCTCGCCGTCGCTCATGCAGCGCAGGTAAACCGTGTCGAAAAGCGGGTCCATGACGATCCAGCGGTCTGCCCGATCGTCCCAGCCAAACGCGAAGCAATGGCGGAAGCCCTTTTTCAAGGGGTGATGCCACCACA